TCGGGAAGTATCGCATGTCTGCTAGAAAAACCTTAGCTCCGACCTTATTAAGTGATCGGACGAGAGAGTTAAACTCATCAGCAACAATACTATAATCAATATCAGCCAGTTCCTCGTGCTTGTTGAGGTCAGAAACTGTCTTAAGTTCTTGAACATGGTCAGTACACTCTTGGAGCAACATACACCCTTGAGCATGAGGGGTGAAGAACTCATCATCTTTGATTGGATCAGCAAGCGCAGGAGCAGTCAGAGAAACTGCTGCGAGCATAGCGAAGATAGTTTTGATCATACTTTAAAAAATTTGTTGTAAAGAGCAGATGCTTCTAGATGTTTACCGTGATTAGTAAGATATTTGATTCTATCAAGAATCTTACGCTTGAAAACCTTAGATGTTTCCTCCATCGTCATCTCCTATGTATTCTAGTGAAATTACATCGTGATCCTTTTTGTTTGGGTCTAACCACTCAGCAAATTCCTGATGAATAGCATATGCATCTTCCAGACTCTCATATAATTCAGAACCTGGATGATTCTCAGACAACTGATGCATACGGTCTATGGACCATTCATGAATCTTCCTCAGAGTTGATTCTAAAGTTACCATAGTCTTTTCGCATATAGCGTCCTAAGATGTTGCTATTATAGTATGCTGGTGATCCGTCGTCAAGTGCTTCTGACAACACATTATT